ACTACTCGGCTGCCTTCTTCTACAGTTACAATGTAGGGCAATTTTATTCCTGTTGGTTGTCCATCGGCACCAACTTCTTCAAAACCTTCTAAGTCTAAATTTACATGACACTCTAACAAAGTGTAAACTGGTTCATTCCTACCAGATTTTTTTGTGCCATCTAATTCACGTTCTTTTTTTTCTAAATCATTGTTTGTTACAACTCCTGGTGGTCCAAGTTCTACATCTTTGTAAAAACCTGACACCTGTTGTTTTTTTAATTCATTTTCAGATATTTTTATCGTGTGTATCACTGCTTCTGCATCTTCAATACTAGTTGCAGTATATGGAACTATTAACTCATCTGCAGGCACAAACTTTGATACCGCTCTTCCAAGTGGTACGTCATAGTAAACTTTTTTAAATGTAGAACCTGCAAGTGGTAAATGAAATAGCATGGAATCAAATTCAGATTCATACTCCTTCATTTGATCCATAACTAGATAATTCATGAAATCTTTAACACGATTTGCTTGTTGTTCTGTTTGTGGATTTTTTATACCAACAATTTGTGTTCTAACTGGACCATCGGCTGGTAATAATTCTTTGTAAGCTTGTGCTTGAAACTGTGTAACTGCTTCTGCTAACACTGGGTGTGTTGCACCTGATGCTCCTTGAAATGGTTCTGTTCTATTTTCATATTTAAATCCTAATAAGTCAAGCCCCTCTGTGTATCCTCTTTCCCAATCTTTTCTGGAAGATTTATAATCCATATAATTTTGAACCATATCATTACCGATTGGTTCTAAAACATCGTCTGGTAATAAATCTGCTAAGTTATCAAAATGTGATTCTGTTCCAGGAACATTAATCGATCCTGGCTCAAAGTCTAATGTTACACCACCATCTTCTTCAGGTATAACTTCAATAGGTTGTTTTTCTAATTCTGCTTCTTGTTCCTGAACAGCAACTTCTTGTAGCTCCTCCTCTGAGGGGATCTCAAGTTTTGTTTTTGTGTTCGGGAGTGATTTGTCTATTTCTGCCATTTAATACTCCTATAGTTTCTTAACACGTTTAAATCCCGCTGGCAACCCTTCATCGCCGTCTGGTGTTGGCCCTGATATTGGTGGGGGTCCTGATTTTTTACCACCTGATAAACCTGCTATACCACCACCTGCTGCTTGAAATTCATCTATCTTAGGTTTAGGTAATTTTGATTTTTTTTCAAATTCTTCTGCTCTTTGTTCTCTTAATTTTAAAAGATGTTGATCAGCTTCAGCATCAATTGTTTGTAATCTTTTAGATAATTCAGGCATTGCAGTGGGTATATCCATGACATCTGTTATGCCAGGAGTTTTTGCAGCAACATAAGTATTAAGAACTTCTTTTCCATATTTATCTTTTATAAATTTTCTTTTTTCATTTTCTCTAAATATACCACCAAGCATAACCACATCAGCCAAAGCCTCTGGTGTGCTTGAACCAGATTTTAAATCAGATCCTATAAAACCTAATTCAATAGGAACAGCTAATGGACCTAGTGCTTTTAATGCAGTTCTACCTACAGCTTTAGCTCCTTTTATGATTGGTTTTCTAAATTTAAATGCAGCTGCTGCTGTGCCTGCACCAGCTAGTTTTTCTCCTGTTGTAAAACCTGATGCCTGAGCACCCTCAGCTGCTTGCGCTTCATCAGAAATTAAACTCATTGCTATTCCAGCAGGAATAGCAACAGCTGGTAATTTAGAATACAACGCAAATCTACGTGTAGAAGTAGGGTTGTTTAATATTTGTTTAAATTTAGAAAAAATATCCGGTGTATTTTTTTTAGCATAATCTAATAAATTTTTTCTATTCTTTGGATCACTTAAAATAACTTTAAAATCATTTGGTACAAAACCTCTTTTTATTTCTCCTGACACACTTTTTTGAACATTGTCTCTAATAAAATTAAAATACTCACTATCTTTTACACTAGTGCCTTTAAGACCACCTGTAGTAGTAGGTGCCCCAGGCAATTTTTCTATTTCTTTCATAGTTTTATTTACTTTTGAAAAAGCTAAATTTTTTTTAATACCAGAAAAAGAGGGTTCTAAAGTATTTGGATCAACTATAATTCCAACAAATCTTCCTGACGTTGTATTAACAACTTTTTTAACCGAGTCATTTATTTCTTGTAAAATTTTTTTCTGTTCTTTTGTAGGTTTGCCTTTTAAATTATCTAAAATATTTTCTCTTCTTTCATATAACTTATCTAACATATTTTCCGCAGGTTTTAATACAACTTGATTTATTAATCTTGAATCCATACCGACTAATCGTGTATCAAATTGAAGTCCTAATCTAGCCATGTGAGATTTAGAAGCTCTATGAGCTGTATCAATTTTTCCAAACACCTCTGGTTTGTCTTTTAGAAATCTAGCTCTTTCCACACTCATTCTTTTTAAAACTCTTGGGCTATCTGTTTTTTTTATTAATGGTTCTCTAACTTCTTTAATATATTCTGTTTTGTCTCTACCTTTTGCATATTGTAAACCCTCTTCTTTTTTAATTTGTTTTGCAGCTCTTATTGCTTGTCTTTCCGTGATTGGAAAATCTTTTGCTAAAGTTTTAAAAGGTATGTTTCCAGCTGGTTTTTTAAAAATATTTCTAACTGCTTTTTTAAAATTTTTTTCTACTTCTTTATTTGGATATCTTACAGGTAACTCAATTTTTTTAATTTTTCCATCAGGTTGTCTAACATTTTTTGTTGGAATTTGTATATTGCCTTTTACTTTTGAACCTTTACCAGCTTGAGTAGTTTCTTTTGTAACACCTCTTCTTACATCAAAAAATAAAGTACGATTTGTTTTGTACAATTCTTTCATTGACTTGCCATAAACTTTTTTAGCTAGGTCATCTTGTTTTTTTGTAAATTTTAATTTTGTTTTTTGTGTATTATCGCTAACGACAAATCCTGCTTTACCAAACTTGATCCTTCCACCGTAAGCCATTGGATTACGTTCTTCAAACTCTCTAAAAGGATCACTCGGTCTTTGTATTTTATCTGCTGTAGTTACTTCACCTTCATCGAATAGATCCATTAATTCTTCTATTCTTTTTACGATATCGGCCATGTTATTCTCCTAACATTCTTGCAATACCACCACCTGCTTTTTTAATTGGTGGTGATTCTTTAGCAGCCTCTTCTATAATTTCTTTTCTAACAGATTCACTTATATTGTCAGCATCTGCCATACCTCCCTCAACATCAAAATCAATTTTATATTCATCATACTCATCAGGCATTCTAGCACTAAGACCTTCTTCTCCTAGCTGACCAGACTTATATTCCATAACACTTCTATCTGTAATACCTTCAACCATTTCATCTCCCATTGTGACTCCACCCATTTTATCTTTTGTAATTTGTATATCACCTGATGTTATATCTTCTAACATTGTATACTCATCACCATTTTTACCTGTATAAGAATATTCATTTACTCTTTCTCGTGGTGCAATTTTAGATTGTTTACCAAGTGTTCTAATTTTATCTACTAATGCAAAAAAATAATTAGGCGCTTCTTTTACGGTTTGTGTTGCAGCTTCAATAGCTTCAGGTGCTTGTTTACCGAGACCTAACAAACCAGTTTTTAGCGCACCAATACCTGCACCGGCAGCCCCCATTAATTTCATAAACGCTCTACGTGTCATACCAGCTTTTAGACCAATACGTCCACCTTGTGCTTTTGGTTCACCTGGTTCACCTCTTGGGTGTTTACCTGTTCTTTGTATTTCTAATATTTCATCAAATGTTTCATCACCATATAATCTTACACCTAATTGTGCTTCTATAGTTTCGTATGATCTTCTAGCACCTGGTGATCCTAGTGCATCAACCATCTCTTTGCCTTTGCCTGGTCCTTTTGCTTTATCGTAAGTTTCTCTAATTTTTTTACCAAACTCTGGTGAGTCTTGAATCTGTTTACCACCCATGATACCTTTAGATGTATCAATGGCTTTACCTTCCATATCAACAACCTTATTCATTTCTTTAAATCTTTGAACTGCCTCTTGTTGAATTTTTATTTTCTCAAGGCCATCTGGATCTCTACCAGCAACTGATCTAAAACCTCTCGTCAGTTGACGAATCATATCAGCTATTGTCATTCCAAATCTTATTGCCATTAGTAATAGTTCCTTTTAATTTTTTCGACCTTTTCGTCGATGTAGTCTTCAGGGTGTCCGATCAGACCGCCCTGTCTGAATCGCATGATCGCTTGAGTTGTACTATCAACCAAGTCGTCATGATCACCGTAAGGAAACGCAGCGCATTCTTCAATGACTTCTTCTGCAAATTTCTGCTCAGGTGCCCATATCATACCAGATTCAAACAAAGGTGCAACAGCATTCACACGAGCATGCTTGTCGTTTCCTTTGCTTGGTGTAAAGTTTACAACCGGTATATCCATTCTTCTAAGCTCATAGGTCAAAGGTAAACCCGATGCTTTTGCCTCTACAATCACAGATTCTGGCTGCCAGTATTTATATTGCTCTAACGCTAGTCTTCGTAGTTCTGGAAACTCGTATCTACCTTTGATGGCATCTAATAATATTAAATTAGCTCCACTATCCTCATCAGGGTAAAATATACCCCATGTGGTGATAGCTGAATAGTCTGCTGTTTCTTTTTTCAAGAAAGCTGTATCGTAAGATTGTATTACGTGATGTAGTTGTGGAATCTCTTCGTGAGTATACTTCATCCACCATTCACGTTTTAGTATAGCACCTTCCTCACTAGTTGGTTGCTGCATCCACTGTGCGTTCCATTTAGCAACGGGTAATGTTGCTTTTACTTTTTCTAGTTCATCTTGCTTCCAATATTCAGGCCACACTGGTCCATGGTCCAAGAGCGCTGGAAATTCGACCACGTGCCATTGATCAGCTTT